AAACACCCAAGATAGACAAAGCAGCGCCACAAAAAGCACCAATTTGTACAAAATCTATCATCATAACCACCTCAATCCTGCTTAACTAAGTCTGCATATTTGATAACTGTTACTTTGTCTTCTGACTCTAGCTCCTCTAAGGTCTGTGCCTCATAAGTAAATGGCTCGTTAACATGTACAAAGACTAAGTTCCCTTCGCCTGCTTCACCATCTTCCTCTTTAGTACTGTCAACCACCGTAAACACGTCATAAGCTTGATACTCACCTTTTTTGGCTGGCTCGATTAGCTCAAGCATGCCTTTATAAATGTCAGGTTCAACTTTCCCACCACTTGTCAATACGTGGATGGTTTGCAAGTTAATCATCCGCTGTGTACGCTCTGCGGACACCTTAGCTAGTCCAGCGGCTGTTTGGGCTGTTTTAGCAGTCTTAGCGGTTTCTTGTGAGATTTTTTCCAAGTCATCAACTTTTTGCACGGCTTCGCCCATTGCAATTTCAACGTATTCAGATTTTTTAAATTCTTCCAAAGTAGCTTTGATAATCTCTGTGTCATTAGTTGAGTTTAAGTCCTGCTTGATTGGTTGAGAGATGACTGAGCCATCTTCTGCTGTGATAATAATATGTGTGCTTGCGACTGCTCCTGTGCTGTCAAATTGTGGGTATTTTCCTGTCACTTTCCAATTTCTCATGGTTATTCTCCTTTTTTACTTTCTTCAAATTGTTCCAAAATGTTGTCGATAAGAATGATTTCAGATGATGTAAATTCATCTTCTGATTCGGCTAGATATTCCAAGAAATCGATAAAGCGTTTTGAATACTCATGGCCTTTGATAGTGATGTCCTCATTACCAAGCTCTGTCAGTAAGTCGTTGAGCTCGTCGATTTTTTTTGGGTCCTCAATCTTGATATTTTTATGCTCGTCGATGACAAACTTGCCGTCTTTATTTTTTAGAGCGTACAAGTCAATAATGTCAGCCTCATCCTTGGCGTACTCGTTGATTTTATCGACCACTTTTGCCAGTAGCTTGGCACGTCCACGGTTGGCACGCATATTAGTGATTTTGATTTTGTCAAGTACGCTATAAAACGTGTTTAAGTCTTTATTTTTTAGTGTTAAATCCATGTTGTCTCCTTTTAAATAATATCAATGTAATTACTCAACTCTCTAGTGACAGCAGTTATAAAATTGCTGCGAGCGGTATCCCACCCGGCATTCCTCAGATGTCCCCAGCAACGTCCGAGTGCAACAACAGCATCATACAAGTTGTTCATATCAAGGATTTTTTTCGTCTTGTCTGGTCTAAACTTAAAGCCTCTATTGATGTTAAAGTCATCTGCAATAAGTACACTATCACCATAAATTTCTGTCTGGTCGACTGCCGCAGTGTGGTTGTAGCCTGTAGCGTGCCTAAAGCAACGCATACCCGCAAAACGTCCAGATGACGCACTGTTGACCCCATCACCAGATGAGGTGATACCTATGGCTGCATAGAGTGCCGAACCTGTATAACCTTTTGGTGTGGCATTACTAAAATGTACAAAGGCAGTGTGTGTGTCGTCCCTGCGGACCAGAGCGTTATCACGACTGTTAAAGTTGATGGTCGCATTACTATTAAAATCCATCTTAGCCGAGCTAAGATCAATAAGCATAGCGCCATTGCGTGCCTTAATGACCTTACCCTCGAGCAAATCAGTGATAGCATAGCCAATTTTAGCTTTGATAAAGTTAGCGTCTAAACCAACGATACTACTTGCGTTAAGGTTAATCACTCTAATCCTAGCAGCGTCAATCGTGCCTGCAATAATCTGATCAGCCCTAATCTTGATAGCCTCTGCTATCTTTGTGGTAAAGGTACCGTTGACAGTCGTATTGCCATCGAGAGCGATATGTTTACCTGCGATTGTTACTCCGTAGGAGTTGAGGTTAATTGCTGTGATAATCTCATTACCAGACATTTTGGCATTAATGCCGCCAGCCTTTTGGATAGCTAATTTAATGCTGTCTCCAGCGCCACTAATAATACTCATGACACCATCTCTAGTAACCCGCTGCTCAATTTGTCCTGCTAGTTGAGTAAGGCGTGATTGGATTTTACCAGTCGGGGACCCCACATCACTCTGCAAACCTCTAATTGTATGGGTTAAGCTACTGTAATTATCCTCTGCGTCCTGCAATCGCCGCTGATAGCTAGCTAAGTCCTGTTGCACACGGCTGACAGCACCTTCGCGGTTACGTATCTCTTGTGAGATTTGGTTAGCAGTGGTCTGTTGCACCGTTCTTAGTCCGCTGATTTTAGACTCGAGTTCTGTCCGCATACCTTGATTTGAGCGAGTAAACTCAGCATGTAAACCCTCGAGCTTACTCTCGTAGGCCTCTGTAGTGCCGCTTGAGGTTGTTGTGATCTTAGCCGATAACTGTCTTAGCTCGTTATCATACTTTTGTGATAATCCTTGAGCGGTTGCTTGTATCTCAGCTTGTAAACCGATTTTATCATTGGCTAGTTGAGCTTTTAGGCCGTTAATGCCAGACTGGTAACTTGCGGATAAGCGCCTATCTGCATCTTGGTACTCACGTCTAATGCCTGAGACTGTCTCGTTGATAAGCGCAAGTTTTTTATCGGTCTCGCTACTAATACGTTGCTGCGTGCCCTCTGCGGTTTTGATAATCTCAGATTTTATTGTACCGTTGTAATACTCTTCAATCATCCCTTGATTATTAAGCTTGATTTTTGACCAAAGTTTGGAGTTTTTAGTATCTGTTAACTCGAGGCTAATCTCTTTGAGGTCTTTAAATAGTCCAGTCGGATTACCTGTCCCCTCGACAACCACGGGCGCCACGTAGTTAGTTGGTTTACCCCCTCGCTCAATCATGAGCTGGTTAAAGCGAGTTGTACCGATACATTTATCGTTGGCTATTTTAACGCTTTTTGTGTTATCATCAGCCGTAAATGTATAATAAGCACGTCCATCTGAGTCGATCTTTAAATTTGACTCGTCTATTAAAAGTGTTGGGTCTCTACTCATTTATCCTCCTTAATCTGTTTTTTGTATGAGTTTTTTTAACTCAGCAATTTTTTCATCTACGTATTTTTTAGTCGCAGCATGTTTTTCAGATGTTGGATCTTTAACTGTTAGATTACCAGTTACAGTTGAATTTGCACATGACCAAAAGCCACCATCTGGATTTACATAAAATTTGTCTTTATTTTCATTTCTGATTCTGAGCATTTTACCAGCTGTGCCTGATGTTGAGTTAATGTAGATTCCTTGAGCAGCAGTACCTTTTCCGCCTTTCTGTTTTTTAACGATATCAATAGATAACGCTGCAGCGTTTTCATCGTAATTTGCCTCAACGTTTGGGTTTTCGTGTGTGATTTTGAGCGTTCCTAGCGCTTTTTCTGACCCTCGTAGCTGCATCGCACTACCATTTTCATTGCCGCTAGTAATATTAAGCGCAGAGGAAAAATTAGGTGTGCTTGGCTGGCGCATCGCAATATTAACGGCATTTGTTGTTCCCTTATAATCGACAAAAAGCGCCGATTTATTGAAGGTCTCTTTACCCGTCCGCAAGCTCATTAACGGCCCATCACTGGTATCATTGTTAGAATAGACAACAACACCAGCACCTTCCGATTTAGACATATCAATGTTAATCGCTCCTCCTACGGAAGATGAGGGTTTAATACCACTTTTATTAGGTTTAAACTGTAGTTGACCTGTCATGACGCCGCCTTTGAGATTTAATTTCTTGTCAAGCTCTTGCTTCGATTCAGCTTTTGTATAGACGGTCTCTTTATCTGCTTTTTGTTGTAGTTTCTGAGCGGTCTCGACTTTTGTCGCTAATCCATCAATATTTGGCTTGTTAGTCAGTAGATTGTAATCGAGTGGACTAATGTATCCAAGGTCACTAAATCGATTGTGCCCATCACCTGCTCTGGCAAAACCTGTGTCTGTCTCAAAGCCTATCTCGCTCTCCAGTAAGATGACATCACTACGAGCCCACTCGGCGGCTTTCATGCGCTTAAATTGGACTCGCAGCGGTATATTTTCACTCATTTTTTACCTCCGTCTAATATAATTTGTGGACTGTCTGACCATGCCCCTGTGATAGTTGCACCTTTGGCATCTGCAATCTCTTTATAATCCATCTCCAGAGCCAATTCCTTCACCTCCGACGCGTTTAAATCTATCTGCTTAGATTTATACCAGTCGCTGGTTACAAGCACTGTGTAGCTAAACGGATAAACACTGATAGCCTC